TGCAGGCCGCGATGAGCATCCTCGGGATCCAGCAAAAAGCGCCGGACACCTCGAAACAGCAGGCACAAGTCGCGGCGAATACCGGACAGGCGGCGTCCGACGTTTTCGTCCAGGCGATCGAGGCCGTCCCCTTCCCGGCAAACTTGGCGGCGGCTCCGGCGGCGTCGGCGCTCGTCCAGGCGGAAATGGCTCCCTTCGCGGCGGAGGCCTCCGGCGCGATCGGATCCGCGGCGGGCGGCGCGTTTCTCGACAAGGACATGCTCGTCCAGGCGCACGCGAAGGAGCTCATCCTACCCGCGCAGATCTCGACGGGGCTCCGCGGAATGATCGACGGCGGACGCTACGGCGTGCCGAATCCGGCGGCCTCGAGCGTCGCGATCGACAAATCGAGCGGCGGGAATAACTACGGCGGCGACACCTACCATCTGCACCACACCGGCCCGGACGCGCTCTCCGTCCTGCAAAAGCACATGGTGCCCATGATTCAGGAAGCCAAACGGCGCGGGAGGATTCGAGACGGTGAGTAACGCGATCTATCCAGCAACGCTTAAAGGCATCCAGCCGAACGTCGTAAAGACACCGGAATTTAAGACCGTCGTGCAAGCGTCGCCGAGCGGAGTCGAGACGCGGCTCGCCCAGGCGCAAAACCCCATTTGGCACTGGCAACTTTTTTACGAATTCCTTTTTAACGACACCGTCGATCCGGTCGGCGGATCGCAGCGGAACCCCTCCGTCCTGCCCTACAGCGAGCTCCAGACCCTCATGGGGTTTTACCTCGCGCGGCAGGGCAAGTTCGATTCGTTCCTTTTCACCGATCCCGAAGACTACACCGTCGGAAGCGCGGCGAGCCCGCAACCCCTGCAACTCATCGTCGACAATAGCCAGCCGATCTCCGCGGCGGCGATCGGATCGAGCGCGGGGACGGGTTTCGCCGCCGGCGACCAGTTGGCCGTTATCGGCGGCGGCGGGACGGGCGCCGTGCTGCAAGTGGCGACGCTCTCCGGCTCCGCGATCGCGACGTTTTCGATCGTTTCCGCGGGCTCCGGCTATACGACGACGACAGGCGCGGCCCTGGTAGTGCTCACGGGCTCCGGCTCCGGCTCCCCGACGGCCAACATCACCGTGACGCCGATCTATTACACCCCGCTGCAGCGGAACCTGGGCGGCGAGTTTTTAGAGGACGTGACCGACATTCCTTTGCGCGGCGGGCTCTCGCTTCTCGGCCCCGGCGACGCGAATCAAATTTTCGCGAACGGCGTCCAGAAGCTAAACGCGTATTGCTACCCCGGCAGCAATGACTTTACCGTGAGCGGCCCCGGCCTCGCGATCCCCGGCTATTCCTTCGCGGGGCTCTACCTCCAGTGGCACTATGCGCCGACGCCGCCGATCACCGGGAATTTCCAGTTTTATTTCCGCGTTCGCTTCGAGGACGACAAACAGGACTTCGAGCGATTCCTCTACAACCTCTGGACCGTCGGCGGCGCGGAGAGTCAACACGGCTCGGGCATCGTGCGACTCATGTCGGCGAGGACCGCGTCGCTATGAGCAAGACCTTCCTGGCCGGAAACAATACCGACAGCACCGCGTCGACGATCGCGTTTCTCACCTCCGCGGCGGGGCAAAACTTCCGCGAGGCGCTCCTTATCCTGATCGGCGAATACGAGGACCCGGACGCGCTCTTCCTTACGGACTGGGAGTCGCCGCTCCTCTGGCGACCGTGGGGGAAGTTTTTCCCCGGCGCCATCACCAAGGACAAAATGACCTCGCAGATCGGTTTCGAGGTCGAGAGTTTTAATCTCAAATGGAGCCCGCCGCAAGGTTCTTTCACCAACAACATTCAGACGACGAGCCCGTACCAGCGGGCGCGGCTCGGCGTTTACGACAACCGGCGCGTGCGAGTGTGGCGGACGGTGATGCCGACTCCAGGCGACGCGGACACCTACGGCGCCTGTGCGCATTTCGGGGGATGGGTTTCCTCGACGAAAGTCCTCCGCGATTCGATCGAATTCGACATCGCCAGTTACCTGAACGCGCTCTCCGCGAAAGTCCCGCCGAACGTCATCGAGAACACCAACGCCCTCGCGGGATTCGTCTCCGGCGCGCCAGTCCTGGCGGACGGCGAGACGAGCGTCCCGACGTTTACGGTGCAGCAGGACTCCTCGGCGCTCGTCATTCTCGGCGACTGTATCCAGCCCACGGCCCACAAGATCTACTCCAACCAGAAATTTCTGAACGGCTACCTCGTCTTTATGACCGGCTCGCTCAAGGGGCGCTATAGCGGCATCGGCGCCAACACCAATTTCAACGCGGGCGGCGGCGTCCACTACAACCAGTTTCAGGTGTACTCGCAATTCCCTTGGGATCCGGCTCCAGGGGACACGTTTTACGTGACCATTCAGCCCCCGGTAACGAATCAAGACGCGACCGGCGGGATCTATCAGGATTACAGCTTCCCGTTTTTGCCGGACCCGGAGGCCAGCCTGTGACGACGCGCGCGGAAGTCGTCGCCGAGGCCCGCTCCTGGCTCGGGACTCCGTATCACCTGAACCAATGCGTCCGCGGCGCGGGCGTCGATTGCGCGCGCTTCGTTCATGCCGTGCTGCACGCGTGCGGCCTCATGCCGGCCGAATTTATCGAACGCTTCGGAATGGACTTTGGCGCGCACACCGACGAAGAAACCTACAAATTTCGGATGCTGCGGCACGCGCCGGAGATCTTAGAGGGGATCTCCTTCCCCTCGCTGAAAGCGTTGCCCGGATGCGTGGCCCTGGTGCGGACGCAGGGCGCGCGCGTTTTTAACCACGGCGCAATCGTCCTCCAGTGGCCGCGCTCCATTCATGCCGTCGGCGAGGGCGTCCGGGAGTTCGACGCTTCGCAGCATTACCTGTGGGCGCATCGCGTCGTGAAAATCTTCGATCCTTTCGGGGGCTCCGAATGATCGGCAAGCAATCCATCACCCGGCCAACCGCGATGGGGCTCTTACTCTCGGGCTCGTCCTACGGGGCGACGATCCCGGAGATCTTCGGGTGCGCGCGCTCCGCGCCGCTGCCCATTTGGGGCGCGAATCTCCGCGAGCACGGCGGCGGATTCCTCGACCGGCTCGCGGGGCACCAGCCGACGTGGGTCGAAAATATCAACATGATCGTCGGCGGGAACCCGATTCTCGGGATCCTGCAAATTTGGTCGCAGACCTCGAACGAGTACCCGCTCGAATTCGCTTGTTACTCCGTCAATTTTAACGGCGGCGGCTCGATCGGCATTTGGTCCAACTCCGTCACCATACCAGACCCGAATTTTTACGCCGTCGTCGCCATGACCATGCAGGTCAACACCAACGGGCTCACGTTCGACGACTACGGCGCGCCCGGGAAAACGATCTACTACAGCAACAACCGGCTTTACGAAATGCCGCTTTGGAATGCGGCTTTCCACGGGGCGGACCTCGCGGACTCGAATGCCGCGCGCTTCCCGCACTACTACTGGACCCCGGCGCTCGGCCCGACGGTCTATTCCGCGTCGACGATGGCGGACAAGGGCCTGCTGATGAACACGCCCACTTACGGTTTCCGCACCATGTTTGGCGCCGGGAATTACAACATCTATTACGCGCGGACGGTGTCGAAGATCGGGCATAAGTCCCCGCTCGTTTACAACAAGTTCACTTTCGAGCAGATCCTCGGGAGCGGGACGGAATACACGGACGCGGGACTCCCGACGCAGCAGATCAAATACCCTCACATCGCGGGCGTCGGCGCCGACTCGATGGATTGCGGGACCGGCCCCGCCATTCCGTCCTGGCGCTTCGAGTCCCTCGGCAACGGCGCTTTTCTGCCGGACATTCTGAACGGCTACCAGCCGACGAACGGGATCATTACCGCGAACGTGGGGACGCGCGGCGACGCGGAATTCGCGGACATCATCGAGTTTGTCATCAAGTCCGGGATGCGGCAGTTTTTGACGCAACTCGGTTACGTGCAGATGGGCGCGAACCTCAACGACCTTCCGGGAGTGGTGCAGAAAAACTTCTGGCAGTACAACTCTCCGTCGAATCCCTCGCCCTTTTTCTATCAGCCGTGCAACCAAGGCAGCATTTTGCTCGCGACTTTCCGCACCGATACGACGACCGCGGCGCCGACGATCTCCGACACGGACGGAAATACCTGGATCCCGCTCTATTCGAGCGGAGTGTCGAGTTTTCCGACCGGCGTCTGGTACGTGAACGGATGCCGCGCGTCTACTCCTCCGAATCAAGTCACCATGGCCGCGGGCGGCGGCTATCACGCGGACGCGTACATTCTGGAGCTCGATCCCGGCTCGAACCAAGTCGACGGGACGCCCGTCGTCGTGAGCGGGACGTCCGGCAGCCTGGAAGCCACCATCCAAACCACGGGCGCGCCGGGTTACATCGTGGCGATCGCGATCGCGGACACGGGCTCGACGATCAACCCGCCTCCGCAATGGCAGAACCTTTTCCCTTATCCGAATTCGAGCGCCTCGCATATCTACGGGCGGAAGGTGAGCGGCCCCGGCTTGTATTCGTTCTCCTGCACGTATGCCGCAGGGACCAATGCGGTGATAGTGCTCTTCGCGGTGAAGAGCTCGCAGGCGGCGGGAACCACGCCGTACCCGAAGGCGCTCGGGAATATCGTCGACACCGACTCGCTTTTCCTGTGCCGGATGGCTTGTCGCGCGGGCGGGCTCCAGGGCTCCCTCGCGATGGACTCGCAGCGACCGGCGTCGGACTGGCTCAAGGATCTATGCACGGCGGCGAATATCTCGGCGGTGTGGACGGGACAAAAACTTAAATTTATCCCGCGCAGCGAAATGTCGCAGATCGGCGACGGATCCGCGGCGGGCGATTCGAGCGCGAGCTATGCGACGGCGGGGCTCGCGGCTTGCTACTGGGCGCCGACGGCGACCGGCCCCGTCGCGAATCTGACGGAGGACGATCTCATCGGCGACGACTCGGGACCGCTGATCACCGACAAACGGACCCCCGCGGTGACGGCGTCGAAGGAGCTCTACAACGTCATTCAGATACAGCACTTCGATCGCTCGAATAAGTACAACCAAGCGTTGACGGCGCAACCGGAGTCCGCGTCCGTCGCGCTCGAAGGCCCGCGGAAAGCGCCGCCCAAAGTTTTGAACATGGTCGTCAACCCGCAAGTCGCGCGGAAGATCGCGGCGATCGAGGGACGGCGGCAGGTTTACCTGCGCAATACCTACTCGTTCAAGGCCAAAGCGAATTTCCTTTTCCTCGAAGCGATGGACCTAATCACCATCACCGACGCGGCGATCGGGATCAACCAACTGCCGGTACGGATTACGAAGATCGAGGAGGACGACCAGGGCGCGCTCGCGATCGAGGCGGAGCCTTTCCTCTATGGCTTGCACGCGCCGCAAGTCCTCGACGCGACCGTCCTCTCCCCGTATAACCCGAATTTCACCGGGACCCCGGCCAACGTCAACACGCCGATCCTCTTCGAGCCCCCGCTCCGCATGTGTTTGAGCGGGAAGCCGGAGCTCTGGGCCGTCGTCTCCTGCCCGGACTCCAGTTATGGCGGGTGCGCCGTGTATGTCTCGACGGACGGCGGCGCGACCTATCCGAATATCGCGGCAGTGATTCAGGGCAACGCGACGACGGGAGTTTTGACGGCGGATTTCCCCGTCTCCGCGGATCCCGACACGGTCGACACCTTGAGCGTCGATCTCACCGAGAGCCTCGGAGTCCTAAACGAAAA